CATCCAAGTTCAGTAACCGCTTTTGATTCCTTCAAAGCCCGCCAAGTGCGGGCTTTTTTGCGCCCCGCGTCCGGACCCGGGGCGCGTCCATGCGTAAAAATATAAGCAATGCTCTTGACTAAGAAAAAAGCATAGCTAATAATGTCTCCATCGCAACCGAGCCCAGCAGGGCAGATGGAGACCCCGAATGTACGCACACATCTACCGCGCGGCTGGCAAAAAGGCCCGCCTGATCATCAGTACCGGCCCGTCGATTTCCGAGGGCATCGTGTCCGAGCAGCTGTTCGACAGCAAGGCTGAGGCCAAGGCAGCGGCGAAGGCTGCCGGCGCTAAAGCCTGGAACTTTTGAGTCCGGGAGAGCACGATGAGCAAGCACACCCCCGGCGCCTGGCAGATCAAGAAGTCGTACAACGGCTACGTCATCACCCGCACCTGGTCGAGCGGCTTCTACCAGCGCATGAGCACGCCGCACCTGCGCACCGAAGTTGAAGCGCAAACCTTCCTGGCCGCTGCGGAGGCCTGACATGAACGCCCGCATGTCCCCCGAAGAGGCCCGCGACGCTGCCATCGCCGAGCGCACCGCCAAGAACGCAGACCACACGAAGGCGCTGATTGCAGCTGGCGACCTGACCACGATCCGCGAAGTCGGCGACTGCGTTACCGACTACCTCGCGTTTGCCTACGACGATCTGAACAAGCTCGTGACCGGCGAACTCACCTTCGTCCAAATCCGCGACAAGGTGATCGAGAACGACGCGGAAGTCGCAGCGATCAAGCAGATCGAGCGCATGGAGCAGGTGCGCAAGGAGCAGGAGCGGTGGGCTCGTATCGAGCGCCGCGCGTGGGATCGCCAGTACGGGGTGCTGATGTGAGCACGCAGACCACTTCCATGCGCCTGGAAGGCCTCAAGAAGATCGTGCAGGCCGCTCGCGACGTCAAGCACCGCTACCCGGGACTTTACGTCGACGGCATCAACGCGGGCTTGGACATCGCCCTGCGCGCCATCGACATGGAACTGACCCTGTCCCGCGATAACGAAGCAGCGACGGCACCACACCAATAAACCAACCGCCGGCGGCGCCGGCCAGAACGAGGAGCAGAAGATGGACCTGAAGAAGACCGGCGGGCAAGCGTTCCCGACCAGCGACGGGCAGTCGGCGCACGCTATCGCGGTAGGCGCAATCAGCGGCATCGAGGATCCGGCCGAGCGCGACCGCGTGTACACCGAGGTGCGTGGCCAAGCCATGCAGGGCATGACACTGCGCGACTACTTCGCGGCGAAGGCGATGCAGGGCATTTGCGCCCATGGCGATACGTGGGGCTGCGATATTCCCGAGATCGCGGCGAAGGCATACAAGATGGCCGACGCCATGCTTGCGGAGCGTGCCAAGTGAGCCGCGAACTGTCGGACATCCGCGTCGCGCTGGCCGACGCAAGGGCCGCTGCCGAATGGATGCGGGATCGTTCCACGCACTGGAGTGGGCGCGAGGCAGCGGATCGGTATCTGCAATCGATCAAGGCCGGAGCCGACGCCTGCGAAAAGCTGAGCCGCGACCTGCGCGACGGCCGCAGGCACCTCGACGTGCCTGACGATGTGCGCGAGCGCGGCCCGGTCGCCGCGAACCTGGAGAAGGCCGACGAGGGCTGCCGCCTGTGCGACACCTGCGAAGGCGTCGGCGTGACGATGATCGCCACGTGCGAGGCCGGCTACCACGTCGAGAAGGACGTGGCCTGCCCGGACTGCAAAGGCGAAGGCCAGGTCGAGGTGAAATCGTGATCGCCGCCCGCATCGCGCGCCGCCTGGTGCGCAAGGCCATCAAGCCGGCCGCGCTGTGGCTGACCGACCGCGCGCTGACCGCGTCCGCCGGCGAAGCCGCCCGCCTGCTCCAGATGCGCGAGGACCTCGTCAGCCTCGTGCGCACCGAACGAATCCGCGAAGTGCGCCTGATGGCGCGCCGCAAGCAAATCAGCACCTGGTAACCCACCAACCCGAGGAACCCATGATCCGCCACATCTTCAACCAGTACCGCCTGTACCTGCGCGCCGGCTTCCAGCCGCGCCAGGCCGTCGCCCGTGCCGTGAGCAGCTATTTGCTGGGGTTCTAGCCATGAAGACCTGCTTCAAGTGCCGCCGCGAGCTGCCGCTGACCGAGTTCTATCGGCACAAGCGGATGGCTGACGGCCACCTGGGGAAGTGCAAGGAATGCACGCGCGCCGACGTCGCCGCATATCGCAACGCAAACCCGGAGGCGACCGCGGCGAGGAAGTCTGCGTACAGCAAGACAGCGGCCGGCAAAGCTGTTCTACGCCGTACGTACTTGAAGCGTCGAGGGACGCACCCCGAGCAGTTCGCGGCGAACACCATCGTCAGCAACGCCATCAAGTTGGGGAGGCTGATCCCGCAGCCCTGTTTCATCTGCGGCGCCCAGAGAGCCGAAGCACATCACGCCGATTACTCGCTGCCGCTCGCCGTGACCTGGCTGTGCAAGAAACATCACGTTGAAACCCACCAGCTGGCGAAACAGCTGAAACGAAAGGAAGCCCAATGAGTAACGCCCTCGCCATCATCACCGGCGCCATCCAGGAAGCGCGCGACGATTTCTCGCGCGTCCTCGTCGACCGCAGCATCAGCTTCGAGCGCGAAAGCGGCTTCGCGATCCAGATCCTGCAGAACAACGACTACGCGATGAAGGTCGCGATGGGCGCCAAGCCGTCGCTGATCGCGGCCGTGACCAACATCGCCGCCATCGGCATCAGCCTGAACCCGGCGCGCAAGCAGGCCTACCTGGTGCCGCGTGGCGGCAAGATCTGCCTCGACATCAGCTATATCGGCCTGCTGGACATCGCTGTCGCCTCGGGATCGATCCTGTGGGGCCAGGCCGAGCTGGTGCGCGAGAACGACGCGTTCCGCAAGGTGGGCATGGACAAGCAGCCTGTGCACGACTTCGAGCCGTTCGGGAAGAACCGCGGCGAGATCGTTGGCGCGTACGTGGTCGTGAAGCTGCACAACGGCGATTACCTGACCACGATCATGGACATCGACGACATCTACAGCATCCGCGACCGCTCGGAATCGTGGAAGCGCAACGGCGGCGGCCCGTGGAAAACCGACGAGGGCGAGATGATCAAGAAGACAGTCATCCGCCGCGCGTACAAGCTCTGGCCGAAGACTGAGCGCCTGGACAACGCCATGGACCAGCTCAGCCAGAACGGCGAGCGCATGGTCGACCTGAACGAGCGGCCGGCCGACTGGATCGACGTCGCGCCGATGATCGCCGACGCGATCGCCACGCGCACGGACGCCGACGCCCTGAAGTACTGGCGCGAGAACAACGGCAAGCTGGCGCGCCAGCCGCAGGACCACAAGAAGCTCAAGGACGCGATCGCCAGCCACCGTCAAGCGCTGCGTGATGCCGCCGACGCCGCGCGCACGATCGACATGGAGCCGCCGCGCGCGCCGCAGCCGTCGCCGCCGGCAGCCGCCGACATGCCGCCGCCGCTGTCCGATGAGGACGCCGATTTCCAACGTAGCCTGGGAGCACAACCATGAAGTTCATCGAATGCCCGCAGGGCAGCGCCGAATGGCTCGCCGCGCGAAGCGGCAAGATCACCGCCTCGTGCTTCGCCGACGCCATCAGCGTCTGCCAAAAAAAGTCTGCTTCGCGTGATTCGGGAGACCCGACGGCGGTAGCTGAGCGCTACGCCGCCGATCTGGCGATCGAGCGCATCAGCGGCCAGCCGCACGGCGAGCCGCCGAAAGCGTGGGTGCTCGAGCGCGGCCACGAGATGGAGGCGCATGCGCGCCGTATCTACGAGGGCCGCACTGGAGCTTTCGTCACCGAGGCCGGCATCTGCGTGACCGACGACGGCGCCTTCGGCTACAGCACCGACGGTCTGGTCGACGACGACGGCCTCATCGAAATCAAAGCGCCGATCGACAGCACGAAGATTCTGGCGATGTGGCAGTCCGGTGACACGAGCGAATACGACCACCAGATGCAGGGCGGCATGTGGATCACGGGCCGGAAGTGGTGCGACTTCATCATGTACGTGCCGGACTTGGCCGCCGTCGGGAAGGACCTGTTCGTGAAGCGCATCTTCCGTGACGACGCGTTCATCGACGACATGGCCGCGCGCCTCGTGAAGTTCGACAGCATGGTGCAGTTGTTCGAGGGCGTGCTGCGCGCACCGGTAGATGATGCCGTCGACGCCGAGTTCGACCCCGACTTCCAGGAAGTGTCCGCCGCGCCGGCGCCCGCCGAGCTCGTGCAGGCCGCGGCCGCGCCCGAGATGCACCCGGTGCACCAGGTCTTGGTCGACGCGCTGGAACGGCGGCGCGAGGCTCAGCCAGCAATGGCGGCGACGGTGACGGACATTGATGTCGCGCGTGTACCGGCAGCGGACGACGAAGCCATGTTGCGACTTGGCCAGATCAACGAGCGCCTGGCGCCGATCACGCTGACCGCCGACGGCCTCGCGCGCCTGGGCTTCGCGCACGCGATGACGGACAAGTCCGCGAAGTTGTATCGCGAGTCGGACTTCCTGCGGATCTGCGCCGCGCTGCAGCGGCACATCAGCGCCGTGGCCCAGCCAAAGGCCGCGTAACTCGAAAGGACACAACATGCTCTTCAACCACATTCAAGGCCAGCGCGAGCTCACTCAGCAGCAGGCGATCACCAAATACTGGGGCGGTGAAATTGAATCGGTACCGCACCCGAAATATCGCTACGGTTGCGAAGTCCATCCGAACGGCTGGACCGAGATCACCCAGGAGGAGTTCGCGCAATCGAACTTCTTCCGCTACACCCCGCTGGCTGCTGGCTGGTCTCGCACCTTGGCTGGAGACGCCTTTTTGTACTTCATGCACGACGACACCGGCTTCGCCCTGATTGGCGACTACTGGGAAAAGAAGATCAGCATCTTCAAGTTCGGCTGCCAGCACGAGTCTACGAGCGAAGAAGTCGGCCGCTGCCTGACGAAGTACACGTGCAAAAAGTGCGGCTTCGTCCAAACCATCGATTCGTCGGATTGATCATGGCCGGCCAGCGCCCGTGCCTGTGGACGGTCCTGCACTGCCGCGAGCAGGACTTCCAGCGGTTCCTCGGCGTCGACAGCAACGAGGCCGCCGCCGAGCGCGTGCGCGAGCTGTGCGAAGTCAGCTCGCGCGCCGAGCTGGACCGCGACGCGGCCGCGCAGGCGCGCTGGGATGAGCGGATCCGCCGCGCGTACCTCAACTATCAAAAGCAGCACCCCACCAACCACCAATAGGACCAGGAGATGTAAATGTTCGAACTCGAAAAGCAGCAGGTCAAACTCGTGAAAGTGTCTACGCCGATGGAAAACCACGGCAAGGACTACAAGCTGGCGTGCGTCCTCACGATCGAGGCGACGGTGCCGAATAAGCATCTGATGAATTTCGCCCCGGGTCTGCGCGATGCCCTCTATCGCATGGCCGACCAGAACAACGACGACGGCGACCTGCTGGCCGACCCGGAGCAGCCGACGGTGCTGCGCTTCCCGAAGATGTCCCCGTTCGACTGGGAATGGGAAGGCACGGGCTATACCGCCGTTGTGGACTATGGCCTGGGCGGCGAGAGCGACATCGTCCTGGGCGACGCCGAAGTCGGAAGCTTCAGCATCACCCCCATGGAAGGCGGTAGCGTGGTCGTCAAGTGCAACATTTCGGCACACCCGGAGGAGGAGCATGTCGGCAAGCTGTGCGCGAAGCAGAAACAGAACATCGACCTGACGCTGACGCCTCCGCCGCCGGCTGACGTGTACGACCTCTTCAACGAAGAGAAGGCGGCCTGACGTGAGCGCCGCACTGAAAATCATGCCGATCGAGCAGTGCGGCGCCGTGGGCAAATGCATGGCGTCACCGCAAAGCTACGAGTCGCACATGAGCAGCTACAGCTACCGGAAACCCGCACCCGATCGCGTTGCCGCCCATGCTTTGGCCGAACTGGAGAGGGCGCGCGCCGTCGACGTGGCCACGCATGAACGGAACGTGCCGGCGCTGGCCAACAACCAGGCGGTGCGCGAGCACGTCGAAGCTGTGATGGCTGAGATCGGCATGCCTCGCAGCTTCACTCAACGCGACACGAACTCGCGAGCCCGCCGCCCGAAGACCTTCAGCAGCTCCGCCGGATTCCTGTCCGATCTCGTGCGCGAATGCAAAACGGATGATGGCTTTGCAGCTGCTACTCGCACCTACGAGGAATTGTCGAAGCGCTACCGCGAATTCGAGGCGGCAGCGAAGCAGCAGGCCGAGCGGGACAAGGTGGCTGCCGAGCGCGCGGAGGCCGAGAGGATCGCCAAGCGCCGGGCCGACCTGGAGCTGGTCACAATTATCCAGCGCTATGGTCTGCCCATCGAATCTGAATGGCACGACGTGCTGGAAGCCCTGCGCGGGCGCGACCAGCGGCTCGACCTGGCTGTCGCCATGGAGGACGTGCGCGGCGACTGGAATGATGGATGCGGCGCCGTTGAATACGCGCTGAGCCGGTTCACGATTCGCGACAACGAGGACAAGGACATCGCCAACGACGTTCTGGGGTGCACGCGCGACTTCGAAGACGGCCGGGTGTTCCGTGATACGACTTGGTCGTACAGCGCCTTGTATGCGTCCGTCGCCGATAGGCAGCTCGCGGCAGACGTACAGACGGCCAGAAGCCATGCGAGGAACGAATCGTGACCCAGCCATCGCAAAACGCACTGAGCGCGCGCGGCCTGCGGCCAGTAGCGGAGCTCGCCGCCGGCCGAGACCACGGCGACCGGCTGCGCTACAGGGCAGGCTGCCGCTGCTTCCGCTGCAGGAGCGCCAACACCGCATACGAGGCAGCCCGGAAGGTGGCGCGCGCCGCCGGCGAAGGAAACGGCATCGTGCCGGCTGCGAAAGCCCGCGCGCACCTGAAGGCGCTATCGGCGCAGGGCGTCGGGAGGCGTTCTGTCGGCGCGGCGTGCGACGTGGCCGACACCGTGCTGGCGGACATCATCTCGGGCCGCAAGACAAACATCCGCGCCTCGACCGAGCGCGCCATCTTGAAGGTCACCGCGGCCGCCGCCGGCGACGGTGCGCTGGTGTCGGGTAAGGCCACCTGGAAGATGCTCGACGAGCTGATCGCCGATGGATACACCCGGACCTATCTGGCCGCCCAGCTCGGCAGCAAAAGCAAGGTCCCGGCGCTGCAGCTCAAACGCGACGTCGTGACCGTGCGCAGCGCATACCTGGTCGAGCGCCTGTTCGAGAAACTGAAATGCGAGTGCGCCAAGCCGACCATGAAGCTGCTGGCGAAACTGCGCGACGAGGGATACACGCAACACCAGATCGAGCAGCGGCTCGTCGCGCTGGCCGCGAGGCTCGGTGAAGAACCGCCGTCGATACAGCCGAACAAAAAGGGGAGGATCAGCACGAAAGCGGCTGATCTCGTAGAACAGCTTTACCAAGAACTGACCGCCTGACGATCATGAGCGAAAACAGCAAAATCGAATGGACCGACCACACGTTCAACCCGTGGATCGGCTGCACCAAGGTGAGCCCGGGTTGCGACCACTGCTACGCGGAACGCGACATGGCCAGCCGCCTGAAGGTCGTGCAGTGGGGCCCGCGCGGCGCGCGCGTGCGCACGAAGCCGGCGAACTGGGCGAAGCCCATGGCCTGGAACCGTCGGCACGACGAGTTCTTCGCGCAGCACGGCCGGCGCCAGCGCGTGTTCTGCGCGTCGCTCGCCGACGTATTCGACAACCAGGTGGACCCGGCGTGGCGCGCGGATCTGCTCAAGCTGATCGCCCAGACCCCGAATCTGGACTGGCTGCTGCTGACGAAGCGCATCGGCAACGTGACCGACATGCTGCCGAACGGCTGGCTGATCGATCACCCGAACGTGTGGCTGGGGGCAAGCATCGTCAACCAGGTCGAGGCCGACCGCGACATCCCGAAGCTGGCCACCCTGCATGCGCACGTGAAGTTCCTGAGCATGGAGCCGCTGCTGGGGCCGGTGCGCCTGGACCAGAATGCGCCCGACGAGCGCGCGCTGCGCTGGTACCGGCCGATGATTCGAATGGTCGACTGGGTGATCGTCGGCGGCGAGAGCGGCCCGGCGTCCCGTCCAATGCACCCGGCGTGGGCTCGCGACCTGCGCGACCAGTGCGCAGCCGCAGGCGTGCCGTTTCTCTTCAAGCAGTGGGGTGAATGGCTGCCAGCGATCGATGGCCGCAGCGTGACGGGCAAAGTCCTGATTCTGGAAGGCGCCGCGCCGCTCCCGGTCAAGCCGCAGTGGCACGGCTTCGAGGGTGGACAGCAGGTGGCGCGCGTGGGCAAGAAGGCCGCCGGCCGCCAGCTCGACGGCGTTCAGCACGACGGCTATCCGAAAGGTGGGACGTGAGCTTTTTACAGGCCGGTTTGCCCATCCTGGATGCACTGATGGGCGTACTGAATCCCGGCCTCGATCGCCATGCCTTCGGACTCGTAATCCTGGGGAAGGTGGTGCCGCATGCCCGGCGCCAGCGTTTTGCTGGCGTCAGCCTTACGCTCGAAGAAAACGAACGCTGCCCAGCAGTTTTCGCCCTTTTCTACTGCATGCGTGTTCACGAAAAATTCACCCATCTCATGGAATCGGTATTCGGCCATCTGCCTCTCCTCTCTGGAAAACCCGCACTGTACACGGAACGAAAAACGTTGTCATTACGCAAATTTGATACACGCGGTGCCAAGTCTGGCACTTTTTGAAAGGACGACATGGACAAGAACACCGACATCAAGCTGGAAGCCAAGCGCTTGCGCCTGCTGGCCGCCGTGCTCGAGCTGCAGCACTACACGAGCACGGAATCGAACATCGTGCCCATCCCGGGCGGCGACCGCGTGATCGCGATCGGGACGCCGGCGCAGGTGCTGGCCACGCTGACAAACCGAGCTGCACGCGATGTCCTGGCCGAGCGCCGCCGCCAGGTCGAAGCCGAAGGGATGACGAACGAGGGCGACGACCGCTACTATGCCGCAGAGCTGCCGCGCGCCGCGGCGTCGTACATCCTGAACGGTGCCAACGACGAGGCTCCGTATATTTGGCCTTGGGCGAAGTCGTGGTGGAAGCCGCGCGATGCCCGCGCCAACTACGTGCGCGCCGCCGCGCTGCTGCTGGCCGAAATCGATCGCATCGACCGCGCGAAGCAGGCCGCCCTGCAGCAGCTGGTCGACCAGGCGCAGGAGCTGGACATGGGGTATGGGCCGGCGGCCGCCACCGACAGCGAAGGTGGCCACCATGACTGAACGTCCGATCCTCTTCAGTGGCCCAATGGTGCGCGCGCTGCTCGACGGCACGAAGACGCAAACGCGGCGTGTAGTGAAGCCGCAGCCAGAGTCGTGGCAGAGCCTTCAGCCGATGTGGGGTACCAGCCCGCCACCGAACCCGGTTGCCTTCGGCCGGCCAGGCACCGTTCGCCCGGTGGCGCCTGATTGGCCGGACAGCGCCGACGATGACATCCTGTGCCCATACGGAGTAGCGGGCGATCGCCTGTGGGTGCGCGAGACGTGGGCGCAGCCGACGACTCTCGACCCTGGCCCCACCTTCTATCGGGCCGATTATCCGTCGTGCGCGGCCGGCTTCACGAACCTGCCGCCGGTCGATGAGATCACGTGGAAGCCGTCGATCCACATGTTTAGGAAGGACAGCCGCATCCTGCTGGAGATCACCGGCCTACGCGTTGAGCGGCTGCAGGACATCAGCGAGGCGGACGCTATCGCCGAGGGAATCGAGCAGATGCCGTGTGCGGTTCCCAGCACGCGGACGTGGCGCAACTACGACCCGTCGAATGGATGGACGTCGAAGGTCGCAATTCCACAGAATTCATACCGGTCGCTCTGGGACAGCATCAACGGCGCCGGCAGCTGGGCGACCAACCCCTGGGTGTGGGTCGTGGAATTCAGGAGGATCGAACGATGATCGAACGAGGAAAGGACCGCCGCCGCGGCGTGTCGTCGTACTTCACCAGCCCGGTGAACGACCGACGCCGCCCGCAGTTCGAACGGCGTGGGACGGTTCCGGCCAGACCGGCGCCGACGCGTGGCGAGCAGGTGTACGGCGAGCGCCGGGTGCTTCCGGACGCGGGACTGGAGTAACCATGCCGACCAATTACCTCACCGCCGACGAGCTGGCCGAGCTGATCGGCTGCGCGCCCACCAGCTTCGCGTGCATGCGCCGCTACCTGGACCGGCACGGGTGGCCGTTCGAACCGAACCTTCGCGGATTCCCGCGCGTGAGCCGCGCGTATCATGACGCCCGGCTGAGCGGCGCCGCCGCCCCAGGCCCGGCACCAGTCGCCGACGCCGAACCTGACTTCAGTATGTTTTCGCAATGATCGGAAGAAGAAAATCACCGGACGGCATGCCGTTCCGCCTGTACGAGCGCCTCGGTAAGTTCAAGGTGAGCTACGGCTACAAGCTGCCGGACGGGAAGTGGGCGTTCCGCTTGACGGCCGCCACCAGCGACAAGGAAGCGTGCGCGCGGATCCGCACCGAGGCGATCGAGCGCGCCAACGAGCTGAACGGCGTCCAGGTGGAGACCGGCGAGACCGATGCGCTGTTCCGCCGCTACTTCGCGTGGCAGCGCGCCTTGCCGCGCGACAGCGAGGAACGCAAGGCCGACAGCACCCTGGACGAGAACGAGCACAACGAGGCAAAGCGCCTGCTGAAGACATTCGGCAAGGTGAAGCCGGCGGTCATCAAGCCGGTGCACATCTATAAGTATCTGGACGGCCGGGCCGCTGAAGGCGCGCCGGCGAAGGCGAACAAGGAAATCGCGCTGCTGTCGGCTGTGCTGGAGTTCGGCCGCCGTAAGGGTGTGCTGGAGACGAACCCCTGCCGCGACATCAAGTACAACAAGACGACGCCGGACACCCGCTATGTGACGTCGACCGAGCTCGACCTGGTCGTGCGCGTGGCGCGGGAGCGCGGCGGGATGTACGTGGTGGCGGCGCTGTGCTTGCGCGCGGCCTACCTGACGGTGAGCCGTCCGGACGAGATGCGGAAAATCACGCGCCAGGCGATCACGGAGCAGGGGGTCGAAATGCCGGTCGGCAAGCGGAAGAAGGGAAGTGTGCAAAAGTTCAAGGTGATCGAGTGGTCGGACGAGCTGCGCGCGGTCATGAGCGAGGCACTGTCCCTGCAGCGCACGACCAGCATGTATGTTTTCGGCAACAGTGAGGGGCAACCCTACACGACCAGCGGCTGGAACACGAACCTGCGCCGGTTGATGGAGCACGCGCGGAAGAAGGCGGAAAAAGAAGGGATCGAGTTCGCGCGGTTCACGTTGAAGGACATGCGGCCGGCGGCTGTCACGGACCGGGTAGAAGAGGGGGATAAAGACATCACGAACGCTACCGGACACAGCACGGATCGCATGGTGCGGCAGGTGTACGACAGGCGGAAGAAGAAGACGGCCAAGGCGACCGCGTAACAATGATCTTCCAAAATTTGGAATTTCATCTTCCAAAAAAATTAAAGGGCTACGGCGCGAAGCTCGTAACCCTTTGATCTTATTGCTGAATTCTTGGGGTGGCTGATGGGACTCGAACCCACGACAACAGGAATCACAATCCGATGCCCAAAAGCATCTAAGTAATTGATTTTCCTAAAGGTGCGGATGAATTCTTTGGAAGATCGACGCCGCTGAAACCCGCATGAATGCTTGGCCCTTACGGGCATCTTCCAAAGAAATAGGGCCGTCGCCCGGTACGCGATTTTACATTGGCTCGATCATCACCGACCACTCCTGCACGTACGCCGGGCCGTCGTCGCCCTGCGGCCGCTCCTCGCCCCTGAATAGCATTCCGCCCGTATGCATGGCGATGAGGCGGGCTTCGTAGAGGTCCGGCAGCAACCCTGGCCCGACCTGGGAATCGTGCCGCCGGACCTGAAGGACGTAGGTTGACCGCACTGCGGCGAGCGTGAGCGCGCCTTCGACGGCTGGCATCTGGTTGATCTCGCGGTTCGACAGGCGCCGCCCATGGTCGCGCAGGCGCTTCACTTTTCCGTACATGCTGATGTTGAAAATACTGTATGAGCGTACAGTATAACGGCTGACCAGCCGCAACCTGCCGGCGGTGCGCCTACCGTATGATCGGCGCATGGAACTGAGCCGCCCGAACACCGAACTTGCCGCCGCAGTCGACCACGCGCTGACCATGGGCGACGTGCGCGCCGCGGCCGCCTACCTGGCCGACCACGGCGCGGGCTTCGCGCTCATCTGCCGGGTGCTGGCTGAGCCGGCGCGGCGTCGGCCGGGAGCGACGACGGAGGCGCCGGCCACACCTGGTGCACGTACCCGCCTTCCGTCGTCCGCATGACGAGCTGCTGCTCGGTCGGCGTGATGACGTGGAAGTCCATCACACCCCTGCCATCTTGCTGATCGTCTCGTCCTTCTCGCGCGAGCTGCGCGAGCTGCCGAATTCGAAGGCGAAATAATCCTTCAGACAGGACCCCAGAATGCCGGCAATGGTGGACAGGATGCCGACCGCTTCGCCCGGCATCTGGCCCTTGAACTGGACCAGCACATAGAGGCAGGCAATCAGCCCGACGACGACTGCCATCACGGCCATGTCGGCGCGGTAGTTGTGGCCGGCATTCATCTTGCGCACTTCCGTGTCGTGCGCGCGTGCGTCGACGCGGTCTGCCAGATAAGCCTTCTCGAGATCGACCTGCTGGGCGCCTACGGCCTGGCGGAACTCCAGCACCTTGTTCGGATCGGCCTGGATGGCCGCCAGCGCGGCCTCGCCGGTGTCGGCGCCGGTGACGGTCTTGGCAATGTCGACGACCTTGCCGGCGACGTCCGCCGCCTTATCGCTGCCGGTGAGGAGTTTGACCAGGGACGGCGCGAACTGCGCAAGCGCCATGGCGATCGTAATCGGGTCCATCAAAATTCTCCTTTACGCATGAGTTCGGCCAGGCGGCGGGCGCGATCGCCGACCTGCTTGGCCCATTTCGAATCCAGCATCTCGGCGGCCGCCTCGGTGTAGCGGCCGGCGCGCGCGTGGTCCAGCATGTTCACGAAGAGCAGCAGGCGCTTGATGCCCAGGTTGAAGCACATGTTGGCCAGCACGTTCTGGCGCGCCTCCGACAGTTGCCGCCACCACGGGATAAAGCGGTCGAGATCCTTTTCCGCCAGATCGATATCGTTCTTGAGCATCAGGGCGATTTCGTCGTCGAAGAAAGGACGGTCGGTCAGGTTGCGGCCGACGCCGCCCGTCAGCTTGCCGACGGTGTCGATGTAGACCAGCGCGCGCCGGCCCTCGTCGATGGTGAGCTGTGCAGCGAGTTTTTCACGGTTCATGGTCAGGCCTTCAGGTGAGAAAGAATCCAGGTCAGGCCGCTGCCGATTGAGCCGGCGGCACCGCCGATCAGCATCAGCGTGCGCCAGCCGCCGCGGGCTTCCGCCAGCTGCGCGAGCACCTTGTCCAGCTTTTCGTTCTGCAGGGTGTTGGTGGCGCGCAGGTCGGATACTGCGACCTTCAAATACGTGACTTCGACCTGCAGAGCAGCCAGGGCGATGGCGTTTTGTTGTTCAGTCATGGAGGTGGTCATTGGTTGGCCTCATGCGGTCTTCACGATCACGACAGCGCGGCCGTCGGCCTCGACCGTGATGACCTTGCCGACGGCGCGCATGTAGTTCGTCAGCGTCATATCCGCTTCGTTCATGGGCACGCCCTTGATGCCGTCGCCGTCCTGCACGGGCACGATGTACTGGCCCGGCTGGGCGCCGTACACGTTGACCGGCACTCGGCCAGCAAATGCGATCCGGTCGACCGTGGCGCGCACCGCTTCGTGGTCCTCATCGTATTTCTTGGCGTCCGCTTCCCAGTCCTGCATGGCGGCCTTGTAATCGGCGCGCAGCTTGTCGATCAAGGCGGCATATGCAGCGCGGTCGGCCTCTTCCTGCGCGGCCACGGCCTTCCAGTTTTCCAGCGCCTTTTCGAAGTTCTCCATGCGCTTTGCGTCCACGTCCGGAATGCCGAGTTCTTCAGGCGGGTACGGCGTGCGGCCTGCCGTGATGCCTTCGTAATCCGGTTCGACGTACACGGGTTCGACGGGACGCAGGCCGAGATCGGCCGCCCACGTGTCGCCGCCGACGTAGGACGGGTCAGTCGACTTAGTGGCGAACGTGACGGAATCCGCGAAACGATCCGTGATTTCGCCGTTGGCCGTCACACCGACAATCTGACCTTTCGCAATCGTGCCCACGCCGGGCGCCTTGCGCATATATTCGGCATAGTCGGCCCCGCTGGTGTTCACCGTGCCGGCCGCGTTGATCGAACGGCCATTGCTCGAGTGCTTGCCGGTGGCCAGTCCAGTGGGCGCACCGTTGATCGGCCCAGCGGTGACGTGCTGAAAGTAGGCGGCCGTCGTGCCCGCGCCCTGCAGCGTCAAGATCACGCCCGCCTCGGCCAGGCCAGGCTTGTTGATGATGTGCGACGAACCGGACGACACGCCCATGAAGCAGTTGCCGTTTGTGTCCATCCCGAAGCCACTCACGCCGCTCGGCGTGTTGACGCCGTACTGCGTGGCCGTGTAGCGCGTCGACCAGCCGAACCGGTTTTCCACCTTCCCGACCGGATCCTCGATGACGTAGTTCTTCGCACCGGCATCGGACACCGACGCGGTGCAGTTGTCGTTGTGGTTCGCGATCGCGTGGAACAGCTGGTACGTGTTGTCGGCGCTCTGCGCCTCGATCTGCGCTTGGAACAGCTCCAGGTAGTTGTGACCGATCTTCTCGCCCACGACGTTCGGGCCCAGCGTGATGCCGACGCCGACCTGCGCGCCGGCGGCGCCGCTGGAGCTCTGCAGCAGGTTCGCGAAGTACGAGTTCGCACCGCCCTTGTTTACCTTGATGGGCCGGTTCGACAGGATGTTGTTCCGGTGGAAGCGGCAGATTTGGAGACCCTGCGTGGTGGTCTCGGTAATGCCGTTGGCGAAGGCGAAGCCGGCGTCCCCGATGGTGTTGTTGTCGATCGTGTGCGCGTATGCGCCGGGCACAAACGCGCTCGTGACCGGATCGATGTCGGTCAACAGAATGCCGGTCCCGCCATTGTTCGATCCCGACAGCAGATAGCAGTCGTGGATATGAGCACGGCCGGCATAGACCCTGATCGGGGCCTGCGAGGCCGTCGACGGGCGGAAAATAATGTTCGACACCTCGCACTGCTGGTGCGCGATGCGCAGCATGTCGAACACGGCCAGGTCGGGCGCGGTGATATACGTGCCGTACCGGGACGCACCGCGAATGCGCATGCCCTTGCCGGTGGTGACGATCGGTTGCGAGATCCGATAGTTCCCGGGCGGCAGGATCACCTCGCCGGCGAACGTCGTGAAGCACGCCAGGGCATTCTGCAGTGCCGTAGTGACGTCGGTCGGGACGCCGTTGCGCACGTTGGCGATCTGGGCCGACGTCATGAAGTCGAACGCGCTCACGGAATCCCGGCCGCGATCGAGCAGCGTGCGCAGCTGGGCGCCAGCACCCGATGCATTGAAGCCGACGAGATTCGAGCCGGTCGGCGCGGCCAGCTGTGGCGAAATGTTCTGCAGACCGGCTGGGTCGGTGCTGTAGTTGTCGACCGGGTATCCGCTGACCTGCTGGCCCGCGGCGGTCTTCAGGTCGACCTTGTACGCGCCATCCCAGAAAATCGCGGCTTCGCCTTTCGCGTCCAATGTGATCGGCCACTGGTGCGGGACCGTGCCGGCGGCGTCCTGGTACACGGCTTTCGGCGTCGTCGTGCCGGCGGCATAGGTGTACAGCTTGCAGCCGGCCGCCGGCGTGCCGTCGTTGTTGTAGTAGCGCTGTCGGCCTTCCGGCATGAGGGTGGTGGTAGGCATCGGGTAGTCCTTATACGATGTCGGTTGCGGTGTACATGAAGGTCAGGCCGGCGCCCATGGCCTGGACTTTCCCGCCGGGGTTCAGGCCCTTGTTGATCAGTTCGAAGCACGGGTAGCTTTCGCCCGCGGCGATCGGGCGCGCCGAGATGTGCGTGATGACCGTGGTGCCGTCGGGCGCCACGAAAGCGACCGTGCCAGCGATGGGCGCGGCCGTCGTGTTGACCAGCGATGCGGATTTGATGATTCGTTTGGTCAGGGCGGGCACTGTCGTGCCCATGTCGGCCAGCGCCGCGCCCAGCACCGCGCCGTCGAAGATGTACGGGTTGACTGCCATGGTGGTCCTTTCAGGTGGTTGTTATGCGGTCGTGCTGTCGGTGATCAGTCCCAGCGAGGCCCATGCGGTCAGCGCGGATGCGAGCGCCGCATTGCCGCCGCGCGAGCCCGTAACGGTCGGTTTTGCAACGGGGGTGGCGCCGAAGAAGCCGATGCCCGTGCCGTTGACAGAGATCCGCGTCGTGTTCGTCGCGCGCAGGGAAATCGTGGACGCGGCAACGGTGAGCGGGACGTAGCCGGCCGCCACGCGGTCATAGGCCAGCACACCGGTCGTGCCCGCTCCGAAAGCCGCGCCGTCCGAGTCGAACTCGAGCCCGGCCGCGCCGTTGTTGGAGACGACAAACCGGTACGTGGGTGACCCCGTGCCGGCGCTGAGGGTCGTGAACCTGCCGCTGTTGCGCGCGGTTGCGCCGATGGACGTGCCGTTGATCGTGCCGCCCGTGATGGCCACGGCATTCGCGTTCTGCCTGGCCATCGTGCCCAGCGACCCGAACGCGGCCGAATAGTCCGGGATCATGGCGATTTCCTTCCGGATGTCGTCCAGGATCCTGCGGTCAATCGACTGCGTCCACGTGAGCGCCGCCGCGACGTCCTGGGATCGGGTATCGGACGCCGCCGGCACGTCGACACCGAAGGCGGCCAGCGCGGCCAGGTCGTCCGACGACATTCCGTTCGGGCCGCCGATCCGCGCCAGCACGGCGGTCAGCGCGCGCGAGAATTCCGGCGTCATCAGCACGGTCCCGTCCGGCTGCACGTTGCCGATCGCCACGCGCGCCGGGAACAGGTTCAAGGTGTTCTTGCTCATCGCGTCAGGCCCTCCGCGTCCACTGCGGCGCCGAGGATGACGCGCTTCACCGGATCGGAAATCGAGATCTCAAATACGCGATCGCGACTGCTGCCCAGGCGCCGAAGACGTGCGCGCGCCTTGAACTCGGCGATGCGGCCCATCGACATCGTGCGCAGAGTGCTCCAGGTGTGCCCGCCGTCGTCCGACCAGCGAACCATCATCAGCGGGTCGCTGCCCTGGCCAGTGAGCAGGCCGACGCCCGCCTCAATGTCGACCTGCAGGCCGTGGTAGCGGATGCGCCGGTAATCGCCGTCGGCCACGTGCGCCGCCGCCCGCCGCGCCAGCAACGGGTTGCCGTCGTCGTCGTAGCAGTCCAGGTCCAGCGCGTACAGGTTGCCGTTCTCCCAGTCGCCGACCACGTGCTCGCCGCTCCAGAACATGTGGCAGTTGGCGCGGTGCCGGTTCAGCTGGCCGTCGCTCGGGTCGAGCCATGCGCGCTCGTGCCAGAGCTGAGCTTTCACGCCGTAGACCCATGTCGCGTTCGCGCTGGGGAAGCTCAGCACATAGTGCGTTTCGCCTTCCTGCGTATAGGCGAAGGCTCGGGCATCCGAGATGTCGCCGTAGCTCTGGATCGCGCGCTCGATGCCGTCGTGGGACACGCGCACGGGCGAGTAGCCGTTCAGGCGCCAGACGGTGCCCTGGCCGGTCTTGTCCTCGCCCAGCCAGAACACGCTGTTGTCCAGGTCGGCCACCGAGTGCGGCGCGCAGCAGCCCTGTTCGATGAGCGCGTTGCCGTCGCGTGTATACGGGAAGTCGGCCTCGCCGGTGTAGCTCCACACCTCGGTCACGGTCCGTTTGAACAGCAGCAGCTGGCCGTGGTTGACGATATGGGAGACGATAGGCTCGGCGTTGCTGTCCGCCGCGGCGAAGTCGAGCGCGTCGAACGTCACCGAGCCGTCGGCCGCCGATATATAGAACTGGAACGTGCCGGGGCGGTCGAGGATGAAGGCGTTGTTCGCGTAGTCGACGCGCTGCCCGCCGTAGAACGCCTCGTCATCGATGCGCACCAGAGCGTTCGTGCCCAGGTTCAGCTGGTACCCGTTCGGGCCCGTCCCGAGTAGGGCGATGTTGCCGTTGTCCTTGATCGAGACGGGGGCGTCGAGCGCGTCGATCGTGCCCACCAGCGTTGGCGTGAAGTCGGCGGCCACACGGTAGACGTTGGAGCCGGCCACCGCAATGGCGTCGCCGACCGACGGCCGGTACAGCGCGCGGATGCCGCCGCCGGCGAGCGTCGCCAGCCGGCGCAGGCCGGGAGTGCCGAACAGCGCGCGCACGGACTTGGCATTGCCTCCTGATTCATCAAGAACCGGATATAGATTGATACACCGCGACGCGCTAAAATTGAGGGACCTAGAAAGATAGGCTCCTCCAACAAAAGGGATTCTCATGGTTGAAGACTGGAAGCCGATTGCAGGTTTTGAGGGGATCTACGAAGCCAGTAATCAGGGCAGGATTCGTAGATTAGAGCGAGGGAAAAAGCTTTGCGCAGCGGATATTCCAAACATCGTGGCCTTACGTGAAAAAGGTTTGTCTCATCAAAAAATTGCAAACCAATTCGGAGTTAGTAAGAGAAACATTGCCATGATTTTCAAAGGACTTAACTGGGCCAATGACCCTGCACATCGTTTTATTCAAGGATCTCTGCTAACGACCGGCTACTTCATGGTGCAGCTCCGCAAAGATGGAAAGTCGCACAGGCATTTGGTGCACAGACTGATCGCGCAGACGTTTATTGGCCCGATACCGGCTGGCCTGTGTATTAACCATTTGGATGGAAACCCCAAGAACAATGCGGTGACCAATCTTGAAATCACAACATATGCCGGCAATGCTCAGCATGCGATTAAGGCTCTCGGTTGGAAGCCGACAGCTCAGCGTGGGCCTCAAAACGGTTGCGCGAAGCTAACCGAAGAGCAGGTTCGATATATAAAAAGTCAGCCGAAAAAATATGGAATCGCGACCAAGCTGGCGCGCGAATTTGGCGTCACTAATAGCGCAATTAGCTCAATCCTGAATGGGAAAAACTGGGCACATATCCAATCCAGGGCATAAATTGAGCGACTACATCACCTTCAAACTGTGGAAAGCCGGGGCGCTCCTCGTGCTCGTCGTGATTTTCAGTGCCGTCCAGGGTTGGCGTGAGGGCACTAGTCGGAGCCGACCACCGGAGCCGTCCGATAAAGGTACTGAAGCAGATTCGGACTCGTAGCCGCCTGGATCGCGGGGCTTTGCATCGGCTGCCCGGTCATCAAGTCTCTAAGGGTGCCGCTGTTCAGCGCCTTGTTTGTCGCACGACCTGCGGCCATTCCGACAGCCGCTTTTACAGGCCCCGCCATCGTTGCCGCAGCAATTGCCGCCGCAGCCCGTTGCGCTCCGCCGTGAGCTCCTTCCCTCGGCTTCAGGAACTGTGCCGCGATGTCGGCTAATTCCTGCAAGTCCTTGTTGTTGATGTTCTTCAGGTTCGCCAGGCGCGCGATCGAGATGTCGCCGTCCACCCCGTTTTTCGCCAACTTTTCGAGCGCGAGCATGTTGCCGTACTGCTGCCGCGTCTTCGCGAAGGCTGCCGACGCCTCTGGTGTCATCGAGCGGTCGAGAGCACCCATCAGGTCGCGCTTGAGGTCGCTGGCGTAGTAGGCCTCGGGCGTGCTGCGACGGCCGATGCGATCCAAGACGCGCTTGATGTTGTAGGCGGCCTGACCGTCGATCTCTCCGTTCGCGTCGACCTTGTTCATGATCTCGTCGATCTGGTTCTTGATGACGCGGGCGCCATCTGACCCCAGTTCGCTGGTCGCGCGGGACTCTGCTTCCGACAGCGCGTCCAGGAAAGGCTGGTCGACGCGGACGGTGTTCGAGCGGAGCACGCGGTCAAATTCACCGCCCAGGTCGCCCTGTGCCTTGCGCAGTGCCGCCGTCACGTTCGCCGAGTGCTGACCGAACGTCGCGCTCAGTGCGCGGTTCAGCTGGTTCTGCATAGCCTGCTCGGTCGCGGCGCGCCCGCTGAACGGGACGTAATTCAAGCCTGCGGCCACGGCATTCAATGGCTTGCTGTCGGCGATACGGTCGGCCGGAATGTCGATGCCGAGTTGCTTCGCGCGATCAGCCAGCGCGACGAC